AAAGTGTACGTGATCAATCAAAACGACCCGAACACAGGGGCCTTTGACGAGCATAAGGTCATGCTTGGTTTTGATGATGCAGACGCTGCGAAAAAAGGCTACGACGATAGCTTCAGCGATGGATGGACTGGATTTGATTCCATCGTGGAATTGTCGATGGATGAATTCCGGCAATGGATCGGAACCGGTCAATGTACGACTCCTTTGTCAAAGGAATGTATTGGCACAACGCAATCGCATTCGCTGATATAAGCAATGGCATTTCGAGCCTCAAAAATTCGCAAACGCCAAGACCCGCGCCCTGTTGCGGAAGGAACGCAGCTAATCGCATCGGCTGCCGTGCGTGCCTGGTACAAGCGCAAACTTGACGACATTTGCGCAGCAATGATCGCTGATTACCGCGAGACGCTTGGTGATGCATTGCAATTGCGCGATGTAAAAAAACATTTCGCGCAAGACGCTAGTGCAGAAGCCGTTTTAACGGACGTCATGCATGCGTTGAATAAAAAATGGATAACCATTTTCAAAAACTATGCAAAGATGACCGCTGCTGCGTTTGTCGAAAAAGTAGACTCGCATAGCAAAGCAACATGCTGGCATTCGCTTTCTGTGGCCGGCGTTCAACAGCCGCGCATGTCATACACGCAAAACATTCAAAACACACTAGGCGCGGCGCAAACCTTCAACAACACATTGATTACGAATGTGCAAGCGGACATTCACGAAAAGGTATTCAACGCTGTGATGTTGTCGCTGACATCGCCGAATCCCGAAGAACAAGGAACAAGCGGGATTGAAAGCGCACTGAAAAAGGTAAGTGAGTTTTCCAAGACGCGAACAGAACTGATCGCGCGCGACCAAAACAGCAAGCTTTACAGCTCGCTCAACATGGACCGCATGCGTGATAATGGTATAGAAAAATTCAGGTGGATTCACTCCAGTGCCGGTAAAGTACCTCGTCCGTCGCATGTGGCGAAGGATGATGAAATCTTTACGATGGATGATCCAAGGCTTTGGACTGGCCCAAAGGCGGACCAGGGGCCGCCAGGGTGGGCCATCAATTGCCGATGCCGCGCCATTCCCATCATCGACTGAGGAAAGCCTGATGACATTATCAACCGGAACCAGCAATGCCGCGCGCAGTAAGAATATCGCGACAGAAATCAATGCCGGCAAAGACCCAAAGCAAGCCGAAGCCATCGCGTATTCGAAACAACGCGAAAACCGTGCTAAACGTGCCCATAGTAGCGACGCGACAAATGGGCTTCGTGATGCGCTTCGCAATATTCGTGATTGCATGTCGAAGGTAATCAAGCCATGAATGCCGTCACCATTAATAAAAGAATGTGCGCATTTTGCGATTGGATCGAAAAATCTAAATTTATGAGCTGGAAACTTTCATTGATCGATATTATATCGATAGCCGTATTCATTATGATTTATTTCAAAAAGTGATCAGATTTCTTTAAACAGAAATCGCCAGAAAATCAGCAAAGAAACAATAAAATTATCTGATGCGTCGGTGATATTGCCGTGAACGGATTTTATGTTTAGACTTTGCCAAGCTTACGCAATGGTCTGAATTTCGATGCCGGCGCAAAATCAGTCCGCCCGCAAAATTGACGCCAACGGCTTCCTTTCGGTGAAGGGTTGTCCCCTTTCTTCCTTCGGGATTTTCGATTATTCGGCTGCGCAAATAGGGTTGCCTGGCGATCCCTATCGCATCGTCAAGGTGTACCGTCCAGAGTCCGCAGTTAACGATCCAGAGTTGATCGCTAGCCTGCAGAACATGCCTTTCATCGTCGATCATGAAATGCTGTCTGGCTTTGAGAACGACACCACAACGACGGCACCCGAAGATTATGGTGTTGATGGCGTACTGACATCGAATGTGTACTACGCAAAGCCCTGGCTGCGCGGCGATCTCATGATCTACAGCCGAAAAGCGCAAAAAGAGCTGAAAAAGAAAGATAACTTGTCGCTCGGCTATTCGTGCGACTTTGAGCTGAACCCCGGCACGTTTGAAGGACAACCCTATGAGGTCGTCCAAACGAACATGCGAGGAAACCATATCGCGCTTGTGGATGAGGGTCGTGTTCCGGGCGCGAGGGTGTTGGATGGTCGTCGTCTTGTTTTTGACCATCTGAATTTTGATCAAGTTCGACCATCCGATGAGGATCAACACATGACAAAGCGAGCGTTGGACGCCAGCGCCGTACTTGAACTGAAAGCTTTGTTCGAAAAGCTCAATGGTGCCTTCCAAAAGTTCCTTTCGGAAGAGTCTGCGGAGCCCGAACATCAAGCCAGCGGTGAAAGTGCGGTTGCCAGCGGCGAGGGCGGCGGCAGTTCTGAAGGGGACATGCAGCCATTGAATGCTGACGATCCGGACGGCGCCGAAGGTGCCGGGGCTGCCGGCGGCGTAGAAGGCGGCGGCGAAGAGCTTCCCGCACTCCTTAGCCAGGTCGAGCAATTGCTGGCGAGTATTCGCCAGGCGATTGGCGGCGAAGGTGCGGATGGCGAAGGCATGACCACTGGGGAGGGTCAGGTCAGCGATGAAACGCAAACGAACGTCGCCGAAGGCGAAGGGCAAGCCGTTGACGGCGAAGGCGGCGAAGGGAACCCGGAAGGCCTCACGGCCAGCGGCGCCGCCCGCGCATCCGAAGGCCCTGCCGCGGGCAAGCATCCCCATGCAGGTGATGCTGCGATTCGCCGTTTCTATGCTGATTCTGCTGCTAAGGATCGCATCTACCACCGGCTTTCTAAGGTGGTTGGCGCCTTCGATCACTCGGCTATGGCGGCATCTGACGTCTATGCATACGGGCTGAAGCAGTTCCAGAAACAAGGCAAATTGACGCATATCAAGGCTGCCGATGCCTCGATCGTGCGTTCCTCGATCGATGCTTATTTGGACGGCATGGAAACCGCTCAAAAGACGCATCGAACCAATGTGCAGGCAAGCATTCGCAAGACGGTCGCGGGGGATTCCGCATTGCCGTCCGATGATTCGCTGGACGCCTACCTGGCTGGGAGCAAATAAGCCATGTCGTTGCAATCTCAAGTCAACCGCAACTACACCGCGGGCTTCCCCGGCTCCATCGCCCTGGCCGGCCCGCATCGCGCGAAAGCGGCGCGCATCATGTCTGTGACCTTGGGCACCGACCCAGGCGCATCGACCAATCGGATCAGCCGTGCGTTTGGCTATAGCGGCGAGCAAGGCGAGTTGGGTGGAAGCACCCCGCAAACCGGCGTGATCGCGGCTGACGTGCCCGAAGTCGTGGTCGGCGGCCCGAATTTCTTCGGCATCCTGGGCAACCGTATGCATTACGCTTTGTATGGTGATGCAAACGGCGCGCTTGACCCCGTGTTGGACTTGCCGCAGTACACCGAAGGTGAGTTCTTCGATATGGTCACGGGGTTGTTCGTTCAGCTGTTCAACGAGACCACCGGCACCAAGTCCATGACCCAGGGTGATGGTTTGGCATATGTGCCGAACAATATCGCCGTGGCGAACAACCCTCTTGCCCTGCCGTACGGTGCGTTGGTCAGCTTCCCGTCCACCGTTGCCGTTCCGACCGGGTTTGCAGCGGTCGGGTCCACCACGGGCGGCAGCTTGGCGGCGAACACCTATTACGCCAAGATCACGGCCCGCGGCGCCAGCGGTGAAACTACTCCTAGTGCCGAAGTCAGCACCACGACCACCGGCACAACGTCGTCCATCGCATACAGCTGGACGCCCTCGCCGGGCGCTACCGGTTATGACGTGTGGATTTCGAATTCGACCGGTACCGAATCTAGCTACTTTTACGTAGCCGGCGGTAGTACCGCGACGTTTACTTACACTGGTCAATCGCTGACCGCCGGCACCATGCCGACCGCCAACACCGCTAGCGGTGCGGCCCCGACTGGTTTCATCATCATTCCGAACGCACACATCCGTACTACCCAGTCTCTCGCGGCTTCGGCCCTGAATGCGCTGGTGGTAGGCGGTGCTGTTGTTCAGCTGACGCAATAAGGGGGCAAGACGTCATGCGTAGCAATGTCGCTTTGCAAGTCTCGCCGACCCATTCGAGCCTCCGTGCTCGCCAGGTACGGCCTTACGTTCTGGACAAGAAAAAGATTATCGATTCGGCAGTGTTCGCACTGAATCGAATCGGTATCACGATTCGTCCGGAATTCGTCGCTCAACAAGTCCACCATCTTCTGAGCGGGGCCGCGAACGACGCGGCGTTTACCCCGGCTCAAACGGCACCCAGCGTGCCGACGCCTATTCAGTTCCTTCAGACCTGGTTGCCCGGCTTTATCCAGCTGATCACGGCTGCGCGCAAGATCGATGATCTGATCGGCATCAAGACGGTGGGTTCCTGGTCGGATGCTGAAATCGTGCAGGGCATCGTCGAGCCTGGCATGCTGCCGACCGAATACGGCGATTATACCAATCTGCCGTTGACCGATTGGAACACGAATTTCGAACGCCGTTCGGTGGTTCGTGGCCTGATCGGCATGCAGGTTGGTTTGCTAGAAGAAGATCGCGCATCGGCCATGCGTCTTTCCTCGTCCGACACCAAACGCCGCGCTGCGGCAGTCGGCTTGGAAATCATGCGCAATGCCATCGGCTTCTATGGCTGGTTGAACGGCAATAACCGCACCTTCGGTATCCTCAACGATCCGAATCTGCCGGCGTTCAATTCGTCCACGGTAACCGGTGGCTGGTCGGCGGGCACCTTTGCCCAGATCACGGCGGATCTTCGCGCCGCGGTCATCGGCCTGCGCACGCAGTCTCAAGACCTGATCGATCCCGAAAAGGTCGAGCTGACCTTGGCGCTGCCCACCAATCACGTAGATTACCTGACCGTTACCACCGATTTTGGTGTGTCGGTGCGTGATTGGCTCAAGCAGACCTATCCCAAGATCCGTGTGGTCTCGGCGCCGGAGTTGAACGCCTACAGTGGCACCAATCCGACGAACGAAGCGGTGTTCTACCTGTTCGCCGAAGAAATTCCCTCCGAAGTCGATGGATCGACCGATGGCGGCGAAACCTTCGTCCAGTTGGTCCAGACCAAGTTCATGACCCTGGGCGTGCAAAAAGACGTCACGATGTACAAAGAAGGCTACTCCAACGCAAGCGCGGGCGTCCTGTGCAAGCGTCCGTGGGCCGTCTACCGCGTGATGGGCATCTAATCGATCGGCGACGATCGATTTATCAAGACGGGCCGGCCACCCCGGCCCGTCTTTCAAAACGATGGCGCAGGCTGTAGGGGCTAAGTCGCCACGCACATAAAGAGGACTACGAACATGGCAACCGAACAGAGCAAGAAAGCCAAGGCCGCGAAAGCTGCGGCAACGGTCAAGAAAGCGAATGCAACGCCGCGTATTGGCGGTTCAGGCGATTATGTTTATATCGTCTCCACCATGGCCAATGCGGTGAGTTATAACGCGCATATCACGATCGACGGCGTTCCGCGCATTGATCCCGAAAGGTCGATCACTATCCGCGGTGGCGCTGGTCTCCCCAGTCAGACTAGCGGGTTCGGCGAGATTGTGCAGAACGAAGCCAATCAGATGCCGATGTGGACGCCGAAAGGCGCTGTCACGCCGATCCTTCGCGAGCGATATGCCATTTTGAAAGACCATTGGTTGTTCAAGAAACATCTTGAAAAAGGCTATGTCACGGTTGTTGAAGACCCCAGCATCATGGGCAATCACAGCGCTGTGAAAAAGATCGTCGAAGGCATGGAAACCGACGATCCGCGCGCGCCGCTGAACGAGCAATCGTTCAAGCGCTACGCAGCAAAAGTGCAAGGAAAGAACTTAAAGATCGCCACCGATAAAAATGCGGCGTCGATGGAAAAGATAGAAAACTTCGGTTGATACGCAGCGAGGCCGGACACGATGGATTACAACGACGCTACGTTTCGCGCAATGTTCCCGGAATTCGTAAACGCCGCGACTTATCCGGCAGCGACGATACAGATATTTTGGGGCTTGGCGCAAAATTTTATCGTCATTCCATCGTGCCCGGCTGGCGCGTTTCTAAATGGCAACAATGCCGCCGCAGCGCTGAACTACATGACCGCGCATCTGTACGCTCTAAGCTTGGCGCAGACGTCATCCGGCCAAACACCCGGTTCTGTTCAAGGCGGCTATGAAGTTAGCGCGACGATCGACAAGATCAGTGTACAGACCATGGCGCCGCCAGCCGATAACATGTGGAAATGGTGGCTTTCCCAAACGCCTTATGGCCAAGCCCTCGCCGCATTGCTCAGCGTTCTTTCGGTGGGTGGGACGTCAGTAGGCGGTTTGCCTGAGCGTCAGGCCTTTCGCAAAGTAGGTGGGGTGATCTGTTGATCCCCGGGTCGAATCTCTTCAATCGCGCGGCAAGGCTTATTCGCCTGTCGCCGATCCAGTATTACGCCATGGGGCCGCGAACACTGAACACCGTTGGCCAGTGGGTGGCGACATTCAATGCACCAACTCCATTGATGGCGAGCGTTCAAGCCGTGCCTCGGGATACTTATGTGAGAATGGGGCTTGATCTTCAACGTAATTACGTAAGCGTTTTTGCTTCCGTCGATGCGATCGATTTGGAACGCGACGCGCAAGGCGATAGATTTGTTTTTGACGGAAGCGAATACCAAATTGAAAGCGAGAATTCATGGTTTTTGCGCGATGGTTGGGCGGAATGCTTGGCGGTTGAAATAGGGGTGGGCACCACGCCTTTGACGAATCCATGAACGATAACCAGCTGCTAGGTCTTTTGGTAACGCAATTAAATGCTGCCGTAGCGCTGGCAGGATGGACGTACACCCCTCCAGGCTCATCAACGGCAAAGCCGTATCCGGTGATCCAAAAGCAACAGCCGAATCAAGAAGGCATTCCGTATTCGCCGGCTGTGTTTTTTGAAAAGCTATTCGATGTCCCTTATGGCTATGCTGGCGTTTCGAACAGCTTCAATAGCCAAACGTCAACATTGACGCAAACGGAAACCCAAAACTACGAAACGACAATTCAGATCAGCGCATTGGTCATTCAACAGCCATCGAATTTGTTGATTCCAACGGCATCAGACGTCGTAAATTTTTTGAAGCGGTTTATGACATCACGCGCTCAGTTGGCGACATGGCAAGCGCAAGGCGTGAATATTCTGCGTCCAACGCATGTTGCGAATCCTTATTTCGAGGATGATCGGCATCGAAATGAAGCGTATCCAAGTTTCGATTTAGTTTTCACGCATACAAACTCGATTTCTCAACCCATCGGATATGTGACGACTGCGACAGGCGTCGATTATCCACTGTAATGGTGCGTCATGGGCATCAATACCGAAAAAGTGTTGAACCTGCACAAAAATGCGCTAAAAACGATCAACGGTCATATGATCGAAGCCGGTTGGTTTGAGACGGCCCGATATAGAGCCGTTGGAGGGAAAGACCAATCGAACGTGGGGCTGTCTGTCGCTCAGGTGGCACGCTGGAATGAGTACGGGACGACGCGATCCGTTACCATAACGGGAGAGGATGGGAAGCCAAAAGAAACGCGCGTGGAGCATGTTCCGGCACGCCCCTTTATGCGTTTTGCTATGGCATTATTCAACCGGGATAAAACGGACCTTCAAAGGAAAATCGCCAAGAACATCATGGATGGAAAAATTTCTCCCATGCAAGGCTTAGCGCAAATTGGTCTTGCAATGGAAGGTAAAATCGTGATGTCGATCAAAACGGGTCCGTGGTCGCGAAACGCGCCATCGACTGTTGCGGCAAAGGGATTCGACTCTCCCTTGCGCGATACAGGGCAAATGTTCAAAACGGTTTCAAGTAAAGTGAGCTGATGGCAGGCGCAACCGCGACGTCAACGGCGATTTCGTAAACACGCATCGGAGTAATCAACGTGATCAGCCAGTCCCGATTCATAAATATCATTTCTGGCGTCGGTGCCGGCGCGGCCGTC